GTGCCCCTTGGGCCTCCCCCCCCTCGGGGGTACCGGGGGGGTGCCGATGTCATCAAGATCGCTCACGATGCCCTCTCGTTCGCGGATTTTCGCGCATGGCAGTCATGGCACAACGATTGGAGGTTCGTCCAATCGTCAGTGCCACCCTTATGCAGCGGCACTATGTGATCGGTCTCTAGATTGGCAATAGCACCGCACGCTGCACACTGCGGATGGACCGCCTTGTGATGCTTGGCCGTGCGGGACCATGTACCCCCACGACTGCGGATGCTGTTGATCAGGCTTGCGGCTTTGCCGAGGTTGCCCTGGTAGACCCATCTGCGAGGCATCGCTCCACCTCCTCCATGAATGCGGTATCCCTCGCCGGATTCCATGCGAGGATCCATTTCCCACGATCCTGCCGACAAACGACCACCGGGAGCTTCGCGGTCGCTTCTGCGTCCCTGACCGCCTGACGGTGCCAATTCTCCAAACTGGCGTTCCGCTTGGCGACATGGGCAACGATGACCTTCCAGTCGATGACCTCGTGGAGTTCATGCAGGAAGCACGCGAACAGGTCGCCGGTGATGACCAGCCGATGTTTCCGGATGCTGTTCTCAAGGTAGGTCAGGCCCGAGGCGTAATGTTTCACCTCCCAGTGAATGCCGCACTTGCCCTGGACGGGTTCGATGTCCGCCGTACCGGCCTTGCCGCAGTGCTGCGCCGTCCTGCGGAACTCCATGCCCAACGCCTTGCCGATGGCCCTGGCGGCCTCCAGTTCAGCCCGTGCGCCCTTGGAGCGGGAATTGATCATCGGCGGTCCTCCACGACCGGATGCTGTCCGTCCGTGACGATCACGCCGCCGCCACGTTCGCGCCGCCGGTGGTAGTAGTCGGTGTCGAACCCGCCACCGAGCCGGGCAAGCAGACGCTGAAGGTCGCGCAGCTCCTCAAGGATGGCGTGCCAACGGTCCCGCAGCCGAGTCAGGTCAGTGTCGGCGGGGTGGCACTTCAGTGCCGCCTCAACCTCGGCGCGGTTCGCCAAAACGGTGCGGATTTCGGCTTCAACTCGCGCAATAGTGCCGCCAGTGCCGCTAGTGCCGCCATTTTCGGAAACTCTTTCAGATCCCATAGGGTATATCTCTCTCTAGTTTCTAAAAAAGGTGGCACTAGTGGCACTAATGAACGTAAGTGCTTGATTTCCAAGGGTCCAATCAGTGCCACCCGTGTTGTGTCCAGTGCCGCTCAACCGGCACTCCATGCCTCGGGAACGCGCAACCCGACCACCTCGCGCTTCCCGTTGGCACGCCGGTACCGGATCACCTCCCGACCCACGAGGTCGTTGCGGAGGTTCTGCCACGACTTCGGCTTCCGGCCTCGGTCCTCGCAGTAGCGGCGGTAGTCGCCCCAAATCGTGGTCGGGGAGCAGGTCCAGTTCCAATCCTGCTCGGTGTTCTCGCTCAACCACTCCCCGACCGTGTCCACCTCGTCCAAGTAGTCGGAGGTCGATCCCCGGACGGCATCCGGCATGGTCGCCATCAGGTCGCCGCCGTACAGGTCATTCAGCGCGACTAGCCCCGCCTGGCACCACCCGAGGATGTTGGCCGCATCGGCCCGGAGCTGCGCGGCGAGGTCCAGTTCGCGCCGCTTGGGGACGGCGTTGAACCCAACCACCGCCAGGCGGCGGGTGATGCTGCTATCAACCTTCGACAGGTGCGGCGGGTCGTTTGCCACCACGAGGATGGAATGGGACGGGTTGAAACAGAACGGCCTCCCGTAGGGGTGCCGGGCGTGGATGGTGTCCCCGCCGGTGAGGCTCTTCATCTGCGGGGCGTTCCAGTACTCGCCCTCGGGTGTCTCGTTGACGATCCCGAGCCGCTTGCCCTTCAGCGTGGCCTTCCAGTACGGCCCGTCCGCCCCTCCGCGCCCGACGATGATGTCGGACGGGATGGTGCATCCATAGTCGCCGAGGGCGTACATCAGTGCCTCGGCGAACTTGCTCTTGCCGGTGCCGCCCTTGCCGTAGCAGAACAGGAGGCAAGCCTGGTCGGCGCGACCGGCTAGGACCGACCCGGCCCAAAGCTGCAGCCATAGCCGGGTCGGCTCGTCCGGGACGGCCTCGGCGATGAACGTGTCCCATCGGCCCGTGCCGGTGTAGGACGGAACCGCCGCCGTGGACATGGTGATCGGCCACGGGACGGTCACATCCATGCCCGAGTGCGTGGTGAGGTCAATGGGGCCGAGCGGCGTGCCGAGGACGTTAGGCAGGGCATCGAACTCGGCGATTGATCGCCGGATGGTGTCATCCGACTTAGCCCAGGTCAACGCCTCCCGCACGAACCGCCCCGGCAGACGGTCAGGCTCGTCCGCCAGGGCGATGTCGGTCGCGATGCGCTCGGCCATGCCGCCGTCCGGCTTCCAAACGAACTGAAGCGGGTCGTGCATCCACCAGGCGGCAGCCTCCTCCACCCACGCGATCCTGCTCTCGCGGAGGCCGCCAACGACCTTGCCGAACTTCTCGCGGATGCTCATTTCTCGCCATCCACGCGACGCATCGGTCGCAGCTGTGATAGCAACTCGTGCAACTCCGCGTTGCATCGGTCACATTCCTCCGGCTTGTGATTCATATGTGGAGGCATGACGATGAGGTCCGCTTCGACCCATCGATTGTCGCGCCAAACCATGATCTTCTTGTCGCTCACTTGTCGTCCTCCTGCGGGAAGCAGTTCCAACCGTGGTTCTTCGCAATATCAAACGCATCAGGTTGCACATCGCGGGATACCCGCCCGCAATACATCCGCCTCGCCTCGTCGCGCTCGGCTGCAAGGTTGGCGAGAGTGTCCTTGATCGTCTTGAAATCCTCACGGATCCTGACGATCTTGACATCCGTGCAGCAAGATGCACCGCTACCTCGTCCGATGAGTCGCTTCTGTAGCCGCAGCAATGCGTGGAGTGCGTCGTTGTCGCTCACTTGCCATCCTCCTTGATCGTTGCGCCGCGCCCGGTGCAATTCCGGTCGAACCGGGCGCGGCGCGTGATGTCCCGACCAACGCGGTCAGAACGGGATGTCCTCACCGGTGCCGTGCGGGGCAGCGGCTTCGGCAAAATCCTTGATGGTGTGTTCCGGCCCGTACTTGCCGTCCTTCAGGGCGCAGCGGAACTCGTACGTCTTGCCCTCCACGATCATCGCCACGCCGGGGAGGTCTCCCCAACCGGTCAACTTCGGGCCGTCCTCCAGTTGGATCTTGTAGACGAACCCGCCCTTCGGCAGGGCGTTCTCGTAGACCTTGGCGACCGTGCCGACGATGGTGACGAGGTCGCCGCTCGGCTTGCGCCCGCTCGGCTTCAGCAGTTCCGGATCGGAAAGCACTTCGCTAACCGTCACGCGCTTCTTCTGTCCGGTGATCGCGCTCTCCACGCCCTGGCGGCGGCGCACCGCCTCCACGCGCTCGGCCAGTTCCGCGTCCGGAATCTCCCGCTTCGCCACCGGCTCGGCGGCGGTGTTGCCGTCATCGTCATCGTCACCGACCACACCGGCCATCGCGGACAGCTGCGCCCGGCGGACGTAAGTCGCCATCGCCATCGCGTGCTGCGGGTTCGGCGGCAGCGGCACCTTCGCGAGGTCCGCCATCAACTCGCCGGACTCGTGGACGAGGGTTGTCTCCACCTCAAGCATCCCGTCCGATGCGTTAAATCCCTGCAAGACGGCGATGCCGTGCTTAGCGTAGATCGGTCGGACGGTGTCAAGCAGGGAGCCGAGACTCGCGTACTTAGACGGCTCACCGCCCTGACGGAACGCGTTGTTGACTCGGTCGAACTTGGGGTGGCGCATCTCCTTGGCAACGGCCACCAGTGCCTTCGCGAACTCGGAAGTGATCATGCTCTCTCCTCGTAACGGGGTGAAACGGACAATGCCGCGTCCAGGATCCGCTCCAACTGGGCGCGGATCGTGCGGCCTTCGGCAATCGCGACCCTCGCGATGGCCTGGTAGTGACGGTCGGACACGCGAACCGTCTGCGCCCCCTCGGCGTGGACGTAGCGTTTCCGGTTCCTGACTTCGCCTTCCATGCGAATCCTCCTAGGGTGTCGGGAAGTGACACCGAGGGAAGATATCGACACCCCCCGCTGTTGTCCATCAGGAAATCAGATGAGTTTCCCGAGTACCCGCCGCAGCCATCCCGGCGTGGCCTTGTTCATCGCCTCTTGCCGCTTCTTGCAGCCGCCGCAAGGCTTTACACCGGCTGCGGTCGTGGCCTTGGCGACCGCATCCCCGAGTCCAGGCAGTTTCGTACCGGGCGGCGGCGGCGAATAGCCGTTGCTGCGGTTTGGGACGCTCTCCATCGCCTTATGGAAGTCGGCGACGTCCACCAGCTTCATCTTGCCGTCCGCGCCCTTCCACCAAAACTGCTGTACCTCGTTCTCTTTGCCCATTAGTAGATCTCAAAGTTGTAGTAGGTGATTCCGTGCTTCTCGAGGATCTCGTCCCACGATTCCCGTGGGGCGCACTTCGGCATCTTGGCGCACATCTCTGCCTGGGTGCCGAGTCCGCAACCGTACTTCACGAAATCGCCGCACGGACCGAGGCCGACCACCTCGTAGTCGCCCTTCGCCATGCTGCACGTTGCATCAGCCGGGTTGCGCTTGCGTCGGAAAATGATTGTTTGGTTGTACTGCGCCACGCAGCAGTGGTCTTGACAGTGGATTCCAATATTCAGCTGCTCCGACCCAGAGCATTCCGCTCCAGATGGAGTCGTGTTCGGATCACCGACAAGTTCCTGGCACCTGGAGTTGATCTCTTCCTGATTATTTGGATCGACATAGTCATACTCAAGGTCGCCGATTATGTCAGACGCGAATTTGGATGTCGATCCAAAGAACGTCACGCTCACATATGAATACTGCTCGGAGTCGCATGGGCATTGGTCGCCGCACGCAAGGATGCCACCGAACTGATTTGAAGAGGCGCACGGTACGGCCCAATTGATCCGCGCATACGTCGTTTGCCGATAGAAGTTTCCCGTCTCATCGCACGAGAAGTTGGGCGTGTCCCGGAGTTGCCATGTCGGGAAAATGCCTTTGCAAGTGCACATACATCCGCCGAACTCGAATCCTCCGCATGGAGGAGGCGAGAACTCGCAATCGTGCGGCCATCCGAACATCGGCGAATCAGTGCTGGGCCACGGGAGATCATGAAATCCTGGAACGGTTCCGCACTTTGCTAGCCGGTCTACATCAAGGTTAAAGGCAACGCCGTAAAGAGGCTCAAATTCGACAAAATCGAACCCTGCCGGGATCCTCACTAATTCAAAGGCACAGGTAGTGCTCCCTACCCAATCGCATTGAGGAATGGTCGGCAGCGAGCATCCGCTATTCCCGGTGGAGTTCCAAGTCAGATACCAATAGTCGGGATGGGCATATCGGCATCCATCGCTGTTGCCGACCGGGTTGACCGTCTCGCAGACGAGGTACGGCAAATGGACACCGGGCGGATGACCGCAGGTTTCGGTCGGACACGGGCAGACGCGGCCATTTGCGCCAGGCATCGTCCCGAGCGGATCGCACGGAACACATCCACCGCAGTTTGACTCGCCCCAGCTGCCGCACGAGGAGTTGTCGCAAAAGATCTCAAGCGCGTCAAGGTTCCTGCAATCTGCCATGTACATCGTGATGCCGATGTTCACGCTAAACGGCTGCAAGCCAACGTCGTAGCAGTCCTGGCGAACGTCAAAGCAGTTCGCCACGCTGCAGTTGTTCTCGCAACAGCAGTCTCTCTGCGTCACTTGCCGCTCTTGCGCTTGCAGTAGATGAAACCGGCGACCATGCCGATCATGCCGAGCATGACGGCAAACCAAAGGGAGCCAAGGAACGATTCAACGCTTGCGAGCATGGGGGACCTTTCGGTGCTTGTTGCGGGAGAAGGTGTAGCCGTAGGTGCATCCGGCAAAGAACGTGATGCCCATCAGGGCTGCGAACCACACGGTGAGTTGCCAAGTCTGCATCTAGAACCTCGTCTTAATGGCGTAGGCGATGCCCACGGCAGCTGCCGCCAGGGCGATGTAGGAACCATACCGGAGGCTTGCCACGAACGGGTTCTCGTCATCGCTGACGTAGCCGATGTGTTCGTGGACGGATGCCGCCGCCGTCTCCACCGTGTCGATATGGCGTTGCGCCTCGGCCAGGTGCGACCGCGCCGACACCGCCGCCGCCCGGACATCGTTGGCCGACGAGGCGATCTGCGCGGTGTGGGACGCGCAGCCGGTGAGCAGGAGCACGGCGGCGATCCGCTTCAATCGAAGAACCTCCGGTACGGCACGGTCGGCAGAGGGTCGACCAGGGGAAGCTCGGCGAGCTGCGCCTGGGACAGCGGCTCGGCCACGCGGAGGTTCGCGTGGTAGCGGTTGTCGCCGGGGCGCAGGATCACGCCTTCCTCGTCAACGACCGCCGGGATCGGCCCGATGCGGTCGAGCGTGACCCCTGCCACCGGCTGCACGGTGACCTCGCCGTCCTCGTCGGTGCGTTCCTCGGCAAGTCCTGCGGCGATGAGGGCATCGTCGAGGTCGGATTCGGTGGTTGAGCGGAGTAGGTAGTCCATGTCAGGTGGTGAGGGCTTGGAGTTGGGCGTTGGGGAGGGCAGTGGGCCAATACTTGAACGATTGCACCCACATAGATCGAAGATCAGGTGCATTGACATCATTACTCGTATTCAAGCCCCATTCCGCTGCTGTCGCAAGTGTGAACGCCGCTGCGGTTGTAATCTGCGGTGCGCCACCAGAAATGACGTACACCATAGATGATGTACCCGTATTCAATGATGTTGCGAACTTGACTACTCCACCGTTTCCGCTGTTGTAGAGATAATTTGCAGTAGTCAATATTGTCGCGCCACCACTATTGGATGCGCTGCCAAGCAGTCGCGTTCCGACGCTCGGACTCAAGTTGTGCCGAAGCCACAACCAGCATCGACCGCCGCCGGAAGTATTGAACGAACCGTATGGCAGGAAGGTGTTATCTGCTTTCTCTCGCACCTCAACCGTTGCCAAACAAGTGCCTTCTGTTTGACTAAAGTTCATTGAGGAGAGATTCGTGAGTGCCACCTGATCTCTATTCCTCGTCCCCTGACTCGCCCCGCTCGGGATGTACGAACTGCTGCCGGATCCGGCCTCCAGCATTGCGCCCCAAATCGACGTTCCGGCACCGGTCGCGACGCGGAACCCGACGCGCTGGTTCGCGTTGGTCGCGGTCGCCGTGTAGCGAACCCAGTTCGCGGTAATGGTCACGGCGGTCCACGTACTGCCGTTGTCAAGCGTGTATTCGACCGTGCCGCCGCCGGTGCGCTTTGCCCAGAACGAGAACGTCCTGTTCGCGCTGCTGCCGACTGCCGCCGTCTGAATCACCGTACCGGCTGTGCCAATCGCGATGATATTCACCGCTGCACCGGCTGTACCGTCCGGAGCCGTGTCGTTTCCCCGGCTGACGCTCGCGGAGTCGGCCCAGTACGGCTCGGCGGCGACAGCGGTCAGCCGGAACGTCTCGCTGTGGTAGACGAGATTCGTCGCGCTGCCCTCAATAAGGATTCCCCTGGGGTTTCCGCTCGTGTCGTAGTCGAATCGCGGATTCCCCGCGGTCGCCGTCGCCACGAGGCCGTTCGCGTTGAGGTAGGTGCCGCTGGTCGAGCGCGAGAACGTCAGCCCCCTGCTCGTCAGGTCGGCGAGCGTGCTCATCTGCGTGAAGTTGAGGTTGAGCGTGGAACCGTCACCGGACAGCATTGCCCGGCGCAGCATTGAGGTGATCACGGGATGGCCTCCGCGGTGGTCCGCATGAAGATGGTCGCGATGTGGAGATTCTCCGAGCCGGAGGTCGGATCGGCGTAGATGACGATGGAACCCCAACTGGCGGTCGGCAGCGTGGCCGTCTGCGCGGCGGTCCAAATGACCTCGGCGGTTCCTCCCGCGTGGTTCACCACCGTTCCGGCACCGGTGACGGACACCGTGCCGACCGTGATCTTTGCGACCGGGCTGTAGCCGGTCCAGTTGAAGTTGTTGCCTCCGACAACGTGCGCGTGGATGTCGATTCCGAACCGCTCTCCAGGCACCACCGTCTGCGAGTCGATTGGCGTTCCTAACGTCAGGTTGATGGCCGCTGCAGGCATTACTCTCCACCTCCCTCAAATGCGGGTTCAAAGCACCTAGTGGGATTCGGTCGGTCGAAAAAGTACACAGAGTCGCCGTTCTTCTTGGTCGTGACGTACATAATGACGAGGGCCTCGAGGTCGGTGGTGCTCCAGACGTTTGACCCGACGTATGAGGACCCGACCGCGCCGATGCTCACTTGGGGGGCCGTCGGATTCATCCCGTCCACCGGATTCGATCCGTTGAAGAACTCCCGGAGGTTTATGGCCTCGGTGAAGTTGTCCGCGGTGTCGTTGACGAACTCCGCGCCGACGAGCGTGATCACCGCCGGTTTTCCGGTGTAGGTCCAACGGTACGAACCGGCACCGAGGCTGGTCGCCGTGTCGAGCTTCGCGAGGAAATGCCTTAAGCTCTGCCGTTGCTCGAGCAGAAGCTGCTGCGCTGCAACGAGTCCGGCGTGGTATTGGTTCACCGTATCAACGGTGTCCATGATGCCGTTCATCACGACCCTGTTCGCCTTGCCGAACAGACCCGCGTTCTCGTTGAAGATGGGCCGTTGATTACTCACGATGCCGGGAACTGCGTGTAGTCGTGCTGCTGTCCGGATAGGTCCCGCGCCGGTGTCAGACAGGTGTTTGCCTCGGGAAGCGCGGTCAGGAGTGCCGAGTAGACATCGGGCGGGAACATCAATTTGAGATCCTCCTGGTCCGGGAACGGCTGATACCAGCCGATTTTCGATGCCTGGAGGAACGGAACGCCGATGAAGTTCGACGCTGCGGCTGCGAGGAAGTTCGCGCCGTTGGTAGCCGGTGCGCTCCGTTGCTCGTAGTGGCCGAGCCAATCGAACAGGAACCGATACTGCATCAGGTAGCCCTGGTCGTTGATCGGTGACGCGCTGATGCCGGTGCAAAGTACGAAACCGGGGTCGTATCCGAGGAACTCCTCGGTGTTCCGGGTTCCGAGCCAGTTCGCGAACAGCGGCGACGGCTCGGCTTGGATCTCGTCATCCGGGCCAAGGGTCCAAGTGCGGTCGTACCGGAACTCGCAGATGATCGACATCTGCGGGACCTGACGGATCGACGGCTGCCCGTGAATATCAACCTTCGTTCCGCCGATGTCCGCGGTCGGCGGCCAGACGTAGGTTCCGAAATCGGGGATATCGACGTTTCGCCGCCATGCTTGCATCTGACGCAGCTGTCCGACCCGCGTGATGCGGGTCCAAGGCTCGGGGAGATCCTGGTAGGCGAACTCCATCCGGGTCGCCCAGTTGGCGGTGACCGTCCACGAGTACATGGCCTCTGGGTTCACTCGCCAATCGACCGACTCGCAAACGAGGAACGAGAGGTTGGCATCGCATCCCGCGTACCTCTCCTGAACCTTCGGGACGCGCGTGCCGGTGATGGCAGTGTTTGACGCCGAGGCAAGGATGCTGCCGTCGCCCGGATATGCATCCACCGAGCTGGACGGGATCCATGTCACGTGGAACACCTCGGTCAGGGTGAAATCCTCTCCGGGCTTGCCGATGCGGTACGACTGCGAGTTACGGTGCTTGATGATCTTGATGCTGCCCATCAGTCGCCGCCGATCTTGTTTGCGATATCCTCAACCCATCCGACCACGGGGGTCAGCACCTCGGCGATCATGTCGGTCGCACCGGTGCGTTCGAATGCGGTCGCCGTGCCGAGGCTTGCTGCATCCATCGCGCTGCCGCCGAGTGCCTTGATGATTCCGTCGATGAATCCGGTCCCGAGTTCCCCCGCCGTGGTCTTGAGGGATTCGATGACGATCATGCCCTGCCCGAGTGCTTCCGCATCCGCAACGACCTTGGTGGCCTGTTCGGTCGCGCTTGCCGCCTTCATCTGCTCGATTCCCGCCTGGTACGGCCCGAGTGCCTGGCCGATCTTCTGATTCGCCTGGAACTCGGCAATCGACCGCTGCGCCGCCGCGCTCATCGCCTCCGGGCTGAACTGCACCGCGAGCTTCCCGAGTTCCTCGGAACGGTTGCTGATCGCCGTCCACAACTGCTGCAACGCACCGAACACCTGTTGCGCGGCGGTCATCCCGGCCATCAGGGAGGTGTTCCGGCTGATGCTGTTCAGCTTCTGCATGGCACCGTCCACGCCCCGGATCAGTCCGGAGGTGTCCGCCGTCACGCTTACCACTGCCTTCAGGTCGTTAGCCACGGTGCAACCTTGTGTGGGGGTTTACCCGTCATCGCGCACGCAATCACCAACAGCAGCGACTCAATCCGTTCCTCGGTCGTTTGCTGCACGGCTGCGAGGCCGAGCGGCATATCCATCCGTGCCTCCGCAGTCAGCCTCCAGAGGCGGCGTTCTGCGGATGAGTAGGGCGGTCCTTCAGCACCTCCGACAGGATCGCATTCCCGATGCTCGCGTCGATGTCGGCAGCGGCCACGCCCTCGGGCAGGATCGGCGTGCCGTCCAGGCACCGGACGCACGCGATCCACCAATACGGGTTCCCGCCCGACTGCGCCATGTCGCGCATGACCGCCCGGCGGACCTCCACCGGCCCGAGGCCAGGGATCTCCACCGCACGCCAACCATCGCCGAGGATCTCGGGTCCGAACGGCATCAGACGCTCTCCGCGAACTGGAAGGCGACCGTGGCCGCGCCCTGGTTGTCGTAGGACCGGGACGCGCTGACGCACATCACCTTGGCGATGCTCGTCGTGGCACCGTTGCCGTCCGCCCACGACAGGGCGACCTGCGTTGCGGGAAGGACGTTCATCACCGCGGTGATGAGGCTCTCGGTCGCCGAGGTCACGAGCGCGGTGCAGGACACGCGACGGGTGATCCGGCCCGACATCGCCAGCGTGTAGTTGTCGGTGGTCGCCGTGACATCCATCTCCGCGCGGGAGAGGTCGATGGTGACGTTCTGCACGGGCAGGGCCGAGCCGTTCACGGTGAGGGTTCCGCCGTAGCCGGCTGTGTAGGTCGTGGGCATGGGTTAGTTCTCGTCCTGGGTGAAGATGGTCGCGTTCACGATGACGATGCGCTCGGCATCGCCGGTGCCGTCATCCGGGGTCGCGTCGGCGACCCGGAAGGTGATCGATGTCGCCCCGAACGTCACGCCGTCGTTCGTGGACTTCGTGCCGATGGAGTCCTTGATCTCGTCCGCCAGCGCGAGCGCGTCCACGACCGTCTCGGCCATGCAGCTGAACGCGATCTGGATCTCGGCGCAGTTGGTGAACGAGCCGGTGACGCGCAGCCACTCCACCGACTGCACCTCGTAGGTGATGAACGGCAGCGGGTCGCCCTGCCGCCTCCACCGGGGCGCGATCTCGGTCGCGATATCGGTGTCAAGGTGGTCGTAGATGGCGGCGATCATCGCGCTAGCGGTTGCCACGGCGACCTCCCTTCAGTGCCTGGGCTGCCGCTGCGAGAGTCTCGTCGCGGACGGCTCGGAGGGTGCGGTCCATCATCCGGCGCACCGTCCTCTTGGAGATCCACGCACCGGCCTTCACGACCACGTTCGCGGCGATGGATCGCAGCGACTGCCGCCGGGTTGCCCTGGCGGTGCGCTCGGCAACGAACGCCGGGAACTGCTCCCGCAGCCCGGCATACATCGCTTGCATGGCGGCCTTGCGCTTGGCCTTGGGCAGCTTCTGCTTGAAGATCTCCGTCCGGGCGGCGGCCACCGCCTTGCGGTAGCCGGTGCGCTCCTCGGCGACTGCGCCGCTGAAATTGCTGTACGCGCCCGACCCCTTGGGGTACCGGGCAAACCCGGCCTCAAGCAAGTGCCATACCTTCTGCCGCCCCTTCGCCAAGGCCCCGCCTTTGCCTCCGTAGCGCACGCCGACCCGACCGACGATTGGGGCCGTCATGCCGCTGCCGCGCCTCCTGGCGTCCGTCTGCGTGGCCGCGGCGATGGCGTAGCGGTGCATGGGGCGACCGCGATACCGAGCACGCTTCCACTCGGCCTGGAGTTCCTGCTCCATCGGCTTCAGGCCGCGCCGCATCCCCTTCCGGAGGACCGACTGCTGCACGTTGGGAGCGAGGCGGCGCAGTGCCGCCTTCAGGTCATCCGCCTGGAGGGTGCTGACCACGTTGACCCGGGTGGAGGTCACTCGGTGACCTCCGTCGCCTCAACCTCGTAGCGTCTCTGACGCTGATCACGGTCCCAGATGGCACGGATGTTGAACGTCCGCAGGGTCGCGCCGTCCTGCCAAAGGATCCGGGAATTGACCGTCATGCCAGGCAGATAGCCGAGCAGGAACCGGAAATCCGACCTGGTGGCAACACCGCCGTCATCGATGACCTCGGCGGTACGCGACTGCTCGGCATGGCCCCAGACGTTGCCCAACGTCACCCACGCCACCGATGCCTGGCCGAGGGAATCGATTGTCCGCACCGGGTTTTGGATGGTGAAGAACAGCCGGAGCATTCCGCTTGGAACGTGGGTCGGCATTACGCGATGCCCTTCCCCATCATCGTGGAGATGCGATCCCAGTAGTCGGACGAGAGCGCGACCGTGTCATCGCCGCGACTCGCAACGTGCTGCGTTACGCGCTGCAGCAGTGCCATTTCGAGCAGCGGGTTCAGCGTGTTGGAGCCGACCGAGAGGGTGATCGTGATCGGGTAGGTGATGCCTTCCTCGGGCATCTTGAAGTACTGGAGGCCGTTGATGGTGACGAGCGTGAGGCTCGTGACCACCATGTCCACGGTGTAGGTCGCCGCCGTCACCGGCTGCCGTGCAGCCAGGACGAGCAGCTCCTCATTGTCCGGTTCCGCCGCGACGTATTGCGTCCGCGTGATCGGATCCACGCACCAACCGGTGCGCTCCTCCAGTTCGCGCTTCGCGGCCTCCCACGCGATGAGGATCGCCGGATCGTCCTGCGTGGACGGGATACGCGCCCATGCCCTGAACTTGGAGATGTCGATGGGCAAATGCGCCTCCACCCCAGGCCCGGCAGGGCGAACCCTGCCGGGCCGTGGGTGCGAAAGGAGGAGAGGATCAGGTCAGCGTGATCTTGAGCGCGGCGACCGCCTTCGGGCGCACCACCGCGCTGTTGACGAACACCATCGCCTGGAACTTCACGAGGCCGGGGGTGGTCACTTCATCGCGATAGAGGCTGATGCCGCCCCACTCGCGGATCGCGAACGCCTCGCGGACGTTGGCGAACACGAGCGGCACCTGGTTGGTGACGGCGGCGGTGGCACGGCCCGGCGCGTAGGGGGCGATGTAGACGGGACGGCCCATCAGCATCATCGGCGCGGCATTGGTGATTCCCGCATCATTGCTCGGGACGAACAGCGGAACCGCGTTGGTCGCCGTGGTCAGCTGCGCGATGCGGTAGTAGGCGTCCTGCGACATGACCCACGCCGACTCGTTCCAGTACTCGGCGGGGAGGGTCTTGTAGCGGAGTTCCGTCAGGTTCGCGAGGGTGATCGCCGCATCCCAACCGCTGCCGCTGCCGTGCGCCGCGGAGGCCGGGGCGACCGACTTGTAGTTGGTGTCCCACATCATGAAGCCGGTCGGCTGCGGGGCCGAGGTGCTCGGGCCGGTGCCGACCGTGTAGGCCGACTCAAGGCCACGGGCGATCACGCGCTGAAGGTGATCCATCACCTCGGCTTCGATGTCGAAATCCGACTGCCGCACGACCCAGTGCGTAAGTTCCGACTTCGGGAGGCCGCCGACCGGGTTCAGGTTGATCTCGGCGTGCGTGGCATCGACCGCGGTCGCCGTCTTGGACGATTCCGTGGTCCAGAAGTTCGTCGCGGAGGCATCCGTCTCCAGGTTGTTCCGGCGCAGCGTGACGCTGCCCTTCACGCCCGTGCGAACGTCAGCGAGGTTGCGGATGACGGTGTTGCGGTCCAGGTACTTCAGGATCCCGGCCTCGTAGATTTTCGGGACGAGAACGCCCGAGGACGAGGCGGTGGTGAGGTCGCGGTACTCGCTGTGACGGATCTCCGGAGCGCGACCGCCGCGGCACCAATCATCGAACTGGCTGCGGTACTCGTTGGAGGCGGTCCACTCGGCGTTGCGCTTGCCGCCCTCCTCGGTCGCCTTCTCCATCGCGGTGTAGGAGGCGAAACGCTCCCGCAGCTGCGCCGAGCGGATCTGCCCGTCGAGCTGCTGCAGTTCGTTGGCGACTTCGTGACCACGAGCTTCCTGCTCCACGGTCATGTCGGACATGGCGATGAGCGCATCGCGCTCGGAAATCAGCGACTTGCGCCGCTCGTGCATCTCGGTCAGCTTCATTTCAGACGCTCCTTAACCGCAGACGGAGCCGAGCGAGGCCCGGCGTGAGGGTGCGTGCCTCGGTGCTCGTCTGCGGATATGCAGCACCATCGGCTTCAATGATCGAAATCTCGCGGAGGTCCACCGCGCGGAGGGTGCGCTCGGCACCGTTCCATGCGTCCTCGCGAACGTAGAAACCAAAAGACATCTCGGTGAGGATCCCGGCCTCAACCATCGCGCGAACGTCCCGCGCACGCTGCGTGTCGGGGAGGTTGACCTCGTAGGCCAGGCCGTGATCGTCCGAGCGCAGCGAAAGCAGCCCGGATGCGCTGTTGGCGATCAGTTCCCGCCGGTCGTGGCCGACGAGCAGGGACACGTTGCGTGCTTCGATTCCCGCGAACGCACCGGGAGCGACACGCTCCACGAACGGCTTGCCGCCGTTGAGGCCGCGGATCGTGAGAGGCTTGGACGGGGCGTTGTAGACCGCCGCATAGCCGCCGAGCTTGCCGGGGGACAGGGTTGCGGTGCGGATCTCAAGCATTGTCGGCCTCCGCATCGGGGTTGCCATCGCTCGTCATCGCGGACGCGCCGCCCGGCATCGTCACGCTCGGCTCGTCCAGGCCGGGCAGCGGATCAAGCCCGAGCCGGCGGCGTGCGTCATTGGGCGACATCACGCCGGCAAGGACGAGTTTTGAATAGGAGTTCCCGGCATCACGCAGCGACCCTCGGACGAGGATCTCGGTGTCGAACCGTGCGTGAAGGCCGGGAGGCAGGAGCTTCCGCGTGATCTCCGACTCCCACGCGGAAACCCACTGTGCGATTGCGCCGTCTGCATAGGCGCGTGCCGTCTCTGCCTGGCTTGCCAGCGCACCGCCGCCCTGCTGATACAGCATCTCGGGCGGCACGCCGAACGCTCTCGCGATCTCCTGGATGCTGAACCGCCGCGACTCAAGCATGGTCGTGGAGGTTTCCTGCGAGATCTTCTCCGCCTTCATGCCCTCGCGGAGGATCAGCGGACGGCTTGCGCCCTCGGGGGTCGCGTGCATGGTGGTCCATGCGTTGCGGATGTTCTCCACGAGGCCGTCGGACATCGCGCCGGGGTGGCTGATGGCGATCTTGCCCGTCGATCCGGTGCGGACGAGCGCGGAGTGCGCCGCGTCCTCGTCGGCGGCGAGGTTCATCGCCGTGCGGCAGGAATCAAGCGGACCGACGTACCAGGCGGGTTTGATCGGGTCGGGGTAGCACCCAACGTGGAGCACCTGATCCGAGGTCAGCGTGACGTTCCCGAGCGTGTAGGTCACGCCCTCGTCGTTGATCTCCGAGGACACCGAGCCGTCCGGGATCGGCTGAAGCTCGGCGACCGCGCCCGACGAGTCGCGCCGGATCAGCGCGAGGCCGTTGCCGCTGTTGAGCGCGGAGGTCGTGATGAACCGCCGGAACTCGTAGCCCGACTGCCACCGGCTTGCCTCCCGGTTCAGGAGGTCGGCGATGTTCGATTCGACCGTGGTGCCGTCCGCGTCCACCACGCGGAACGGGAGCCGACCGATGTCGCCCGAGATCAACTGGGTCGCGCGAACCACCGCCGGGATCGTGACGATGCTCGGCGGCTGCACCGGCTGCGAACCGACGTACACGACCGCTGCGGTCTTGAACCCGAAGATGCGCGAGAAGATCGACACGACCGCATGGAACAACTATGCGCCGTGCCGTCAAGAGGGAAAAACAGAACTTTTCTAGCCGATGGGGCAGGACGAGTTCGTCAGTCCGGTTGCCTCGCGCACCTGGTGGTGCTCCATCAGCAGGGCCGCCATGTTTCCGGCGATCACCGCGTCAGTGTTTCCCGCGCTCCTGCCCTTCACCGGTCTCACGTTGCCCACGTTGTCCTTGATCAGGCGGACGGCGTTCAGTGCCGAGCGCAGCACCGGGTCCTCATCGTAGAACAATTGCTTTGATTTGAGCAAATCGCCCCACAACTTCCACGCCGGGGCCATTGTCCGGATCGACTGATCGATGGGAACGATGGGCCAACCCTTGTCTATCCATCGCTTGATGTCCCGCGCTTGCGCCGGGTGAGGGTCCACGCCGATCTTCCGGATGTCGTGGCACTTCATCATCTCCTCAATCGCGGCCTCCACGACCGCCATGTCGTGCCATTCGCCCGGCATCCGGCGCAGATAGCCCTGCTCCACCCACTGCCCGAGCGGACATTTGGACCGTTTCGCGTCCCGTTCGATGTCGATTCCTGCCCAATACGACACGTTCCGCGCCCGGATCCGGTCGCCGTCCACGACCATCAGGCACAACGATGTCAGGTCCAACTGGCTGCCGTAGCCGCCGCGGGAAAGGTCGATCCCGATCACGCCAGGCGTGCCGCGCAACCGGTTCCAATCCGATTTCTCCATCTGCCGTTCGAGCACCGACAGGTCGATGTCGGTTGTGGCGATCTCGTGGTACCGGCACGCGAGCTGCGTCTCGAACTCGGCAATCTGCACCGGGTCGCCGCTCTCCAACATCGTCCGGGCGGCCAGTTCCAGTTGCACCGGGTCCACGATCACGCCGAGGCCGGGGTGCGCCTTGCCCCATACCTTCGAGTCACCCGCCTGATCGTCGGCCTCAAGGCCGTACAGCATGGGCCACCAACCGGCGGGGTAGGGGTCGCCCGAGGCGATTGCCTTCTCGCACGCATCCCAGTAGCCCCAAATGGGGCGGGTCTTCTGCTCGGGATCCGGCGTACTGGCGAGGATCGCCTGGGAGGTCGGGAACTTCGCGAGGCCCGTCAGGAGCCGACCGAACGCTCGTTCCATGCGTGCGACCTCGTCACCGGCGATCAGGCGGGTCGTGAGGCCGTCCAACGCCTTGTCGGTGCACGGGAGGCTGATGTACCGGTTGCCGCCGTGCTTGACCCTGCCGGGGTGCGCGGGGGTGCTGCCGCCGGTTGCCTTCCAATCGCCCGACAGCGTCTCGCACATTGTCGCCATGCGCTCAAACGTCTTCTGCGCCAGGCGACCGTCCGGCGCGACCGAACTGAACTCCAGGCGGGTGGACGGATCGCGCATCGCCGAGCAGATGAGGGAGGCCATGAACTCGGTCTTGCCGTTGCCGCGACCAACGACGAGCAGCAGCACCTTGGTCGCCGGTGCGTCCGTCTTCACGCCGTCCACGACCCGCCGCCGGGCGAGCAGCACCATCGCCGCCATGCACTGCCACGGCATCCAAACGAGCGGCTGCCCGGCACCGGCCTCCGCGCCCTGGCCGCACACCAGGGCGAACTGCCGCGCGTCCTCTGCCGCCTGGTCGTTCCACCAAACGCCGTGGGCCTTCGGGTCGGTTCGCTCGAGCAAGAACCGGCGGCAGGAGTCAACGATCCGCGCATTCGCGACCGTGGACCCCTCCACCACCGACCGGGCGTAACTCTCGGCCAGGACCGCGCACTCGGGCGGCCTCCCCTTGCGAGGTCGCCGTAGGTCAGTTTTGGAGG